CGAATCCTCGGACCGCGCGTTCGAAGAAGAGGTGATGCTCGGTGGGTTTGGTGCAGCACCGACCAAGTCGGAAGGTTCTGCGATCTCGTTCGACGACGCGAACGAGGCGTACACCGCCCGGTACAACCACGAGACCGTTGCACTGGCATTCTCGATCACCGAGGAAGCCGTTGAGGACAATCTGTACGACCGCCTTGGCAGTCGCTACACGAAGGCCCTCGCACGTTCGATGGCTCACTCCAAGCAGGTCAAAGCGGCCGCCGTCCTGAACAATGCGTTCACGGCTGGTGCGTCTGCAGGCGGTGACGGTAAGGCCTTGGCCGCAACCGACCACCCGCTCCTGTCTGGTGGCACGTTCTCGAACCGTCCGACCGTAGCGTCGGACCTCAACGAAACTTCGCTGGAAGATGCTCTCATCTCCATCGCCGGTTTTGTTGACGAGCGTGGTCTCAAGGTCGCCCTCCGCGGCACGAAGCTCATCATCCCGCGTCAGCTGCAGTTTGTAGCCGAGCGCCTGATGGTTTCGAACCTCCGCGTTGGTACCGCCGACAACGACGTGAACGCACTCAAGTCCATGGGCATGCTGCCCGAGGGCTACGCAGTGAACGACTTCCTCACGGACCCCGATGCGTGGTTTGTGAAGACGGACGCCCCCCGCGGGTTCGTTCACTTCGAGCGTATTCGCATGTCGACTGGCATGGAGAACGACTTCGACACGGGCAACATGCGCTTCAAGGCGCGTGAACGCTACAGCTTCGGCTTCAGCGACCCCCGCGCCGTCTTCGCCTCCCCCGGCGCAGACTAATCTTCAGGGAATTCCTGACGGCTGGAAGGGGCGGCTTCGGTCGCCCCTTTCTTTTTGTCTTGAGCTCCTGTACGATAAGGCATCCCTGACAGCGATCCCCGCTGACACTTGCCACGACAGGAGATTGACATGGCAAACACGACCTTCAATGGCCCCGTTCGTTCTGAGAACGGTTTCCAGACAGTTACCAAAGACGCGACAACTGGCGCAATCACCGTCGGCACGACCGTCGGGTCCGACGTCACCGTTGGTAACGACGTCACCGTTGGTAACGACCTCACCGTGACCGGCGACCTTGATGCTCAAGGTACCGCGAACGTCATCGTCATCCCGACGTCTGATCCCGGTGTTGCAGGTGCGATCTGGAACAACGCAGGCACCCTTTCCGTCTCGGCTGGCTAAGGAGGCCTGACGCATGTCTCGCTCCGACATCAAAAGCAAGCGTCTGACAGGAACCGGCGCTGTCGGGGTGGGCCGCGCCCGCATCCGCCAGCTTCAGGTTCTTGTGTCAGACGTGGGCGCTGGACGCCTGACCATCACCGACGGAAACGGCGGTGCGACGATTCTCGACTTGGATTTCAAGTCCGACGACACGCACTCCGTCAACATTCCGTCGGACGGTGTTCTGTCCACACAAGACCCGTACATCTCCGCTGCAACGAACGTCACTGCGTTGACGGTCTTTTACAGCTGAGGCAGCTATGGCTCACGAAATCCGATCCATAACGCAGGTCGGCACATCTGAGCCGTTTGAGCTTCAGGTGTCCCGGAACCAGATTCCGGGACACCGTTTCGTTCATCGGATGGCTGCTGTCCCCTCGATGTCTGTCAACACGACGGGCACTGTCTGGGACGTGGACGACACTTTGTATCCGTGGTCTGCGTGGGACACCCCCGGCACATTGTCTCTGACAAGAGCAAGCGGAGACGACGCGGGTAAGAACGTGATTATCTATGGTCTCGACGCGCTGTACAACGAGATCACTGAGTACGTCACCCTTACAGACCCTTCGGGCAACACGACCACCAACACCTTTGCACGGGTTTTGTCCGTACGCATGAACGGCGCAGCCGTTAACGTCGGCGCGGTCACGGTGCTGCGAGGCGCGACGACTGTCGCAAAAGTAAACGCAGGCGTAGGACAGTCCCTGATGGGCGTCTACACTGTACCGGCGGGCTACACGGCGCATCTCTATCAGGGGGTCATGACGATCCAGACCGGAGGGGACGCCACCGGGTTCTTTGAGTACCGTGCTCCGGGCGACCGTTTCGTCATTGGCCACACCTTTGAGGTTGCAAGCTCGGAGTACCACTACGGCTTCACTTGCCCGCTGGCGCTCTTAGAAAAATCCGACATTGATGTCCGTGCGGCTGTTCGAACGAACAACTCTCGGGTGACGGCTGCGTACGACATGATCCTCATCAAGAACGGAGGTCCCCTCTAATGGCGAAGAAGCCCAAGACCCCCGCCTCGAAGAAGTACGCCGACGGCACGACGTATAAGGACAGCAGCGGTAAAACCCGCCGCAGGGTCTCGAGTCCCGGTACAAAGCGCGGTGATGCGTATTGCGCACGCACCGTATCGCAGAAACGCACCCCCAAGGTGAAGGTTCGCCGGAAGGCATGGGGATGCAAAGGCCAAAAGAGCGTGGGATGATGCCATGGGAAACGTTACCTTGACCCCTGAAGAACTCGAGGCGATGCTGGATCGTTCTGCGAAGCGCGGCGCGAGAGCCGCGCTTGAAGAGTTGGGACTCCATGACGAGACCGCCGCAAAAGACATCGAAGACATCCGGGAACTACTCGCCTCGTGGAGGGAGACCCGGAAGGCGATTTGGTCGACAGTGGTCAAGATAGCGACGGCCGGTGTATTGACGTTCATCGCGGGGGCAGTCTGGCTGTCGATCCGCAACAACATTTCGGGACAATGACCATGAACCGTGGTAGCATGGCCAAGCAGATAACGGAGGCTCCGATGGCAAGCTGTAAGTCTAAGCGCATGAAAAGTGGTGGCTCGGTTAAGACCGGGTACAAGAAGGGCGGCTCTGTAAAGGGCTACCGCAAGGGCGGCTCGGTCGACCAGACCCAGTGCAGCCCCCGCAAGCGCATGGCGATGGGCGGCGGCAATGGCTAAGCGTCCGGGTTTGTACGCCAACATCCACGCTAAACGGCGGCGCATTGCCGAGGGCTCTGGTGAGCGGATGCGCGAACCCGGATCCAAGGGCGCGCCCTCCGAGAAGGCCTTCCGCGAGTCCGCAAAGACGGCCAAGAAGGGCTACAAGAACGGCGGATGCGTCATGTCTGGGCGCGGTCCAAAGTATAAAGGCAGCATGTAATGGCAACCTCTGGTTCGCGAGACTTCAACCTCGATGTCGCTGAGATTATCGAGGAAGCGTATGAGCGGTGCGGGCTTGAGTCTCGCACCGGCTACGATCTGCGTACAGCGCGGCGCTCGTTGAATCTGATGTTCGCGGACTGGGCCAATCGTGGCCTGAACTTGTGGACGGTCACCGAGGCGACACAGGCCCTTACTGCAGGCACCAGCACGTACACGCTGGGCGCTGACGTCGTCGACATACTCGACATGTCTTTGCGCCGGAACAACACGGACTACGAGCTAAACCGGATCAGTCGCGGAGAGTACCTGAACTTCCCCGACAAGACGTCCACGGGACGGCCGAGCCAGTTTTTCTTCGACCGTCAGATCCAGCCCGAGATTGTTTTGTGGCAGACGCCCGACAGTTCGGCCGACACGTTGGTATATTACTATATCCGCCGCATCGAAGACGTGGACAGCATGACCAACAACGCGGCCGTCCCCTTCCGCTTCCTGCCGTGCGTGGTTTCGGGCTTGGCTTATCACCTAGCGGTGAAGCGCGCCCCGGATCGTATCCCTCTGCTCAAAGGCTTGTATGAGGAAGATTTCCTCATGGCTTCGACGGAAGACATTGACCGCGTGCCGCTGCGCTTGGTTCCCGGAACGAGGTGACCTATGGCCTTTGCATCCGGAAAGAACTCTTGGGGCATATCTGATCGATCCGGCTTTCGCTATCGCCTCCGCGACATGAAGAAGGAGTGGACAGGCGCGCTTGTTGGTAAAGACGAATTTGAGCCCAAGCACCCGCAGCTGAATCCGCGCAAGCACCGAGCGGATCCGCAGGCTTTGCGCAACCCACGTCCCGACCGTGTCGAGCCCATTGTCGTCTACATCGGCATCTGGACGCCCGAGACGTGGACAGGATATTCGGTCGTCGGCTTCGGTAAGGTCGGCCAGTTGGAGGTAAGCACCCCATGACCATGACCTACGGTGAGCTCAAGACGGCGGTACAGGATTTTGTACAATCGACCGAGACGAGCTTTGTGAACAACCTGCCGCTTTTCATCCGCCTCGCCGAAGAGCGGATCATGAAGAACGTGCGTCTAAACCTGTTCCAGAAGAACGCCACCTCCGCGCTGACGTCAGGCAACAAGTACTTGGCCGCGCCAACAGACTTCTTGGCCCCGATCTCACTGAGCCTGACAATCGGTGGGGAGCAGACGTTTCTCTTGCTGAAGAATGCCGATTTCGTACAGGAGTACATTCGGGATAGCGAGAGTGGAGAACCGGTCTACTTTGGCCAGTATGACGTCGACAACCTGATCGTTGCCCCCATCCCGGACAGCGCGTACGCCGTCGAAATGCACTACCTGTACCGCCCCTCCAGCTTGACGGCCGGATCTGACAGCGGCACTACATGGCTTAGTGAGAACGCAGAAGTCGCTCTCCTTTACGGAACCCTCGTTGAAGCGTATACTTACTTGAAAGGTGATCAAGACCTCATGGTCTTGTACAGCCAACGCTTCGCCGAGGCGCTGCAACGTCTGAAGAACCTCGGTGAGGGCCTTGAGACAACCGATGAGTACCGCACGGGCAAGTTGATGCGCCCTAAAACTTAAGGAGAGATCGATATGGCGATCACCACAGCTATGTGCTCGAGCTTCAAAGAAGAGCTTTTTGAAGGTGTGCACGACTTCACCACCCACACGTTCAAGATGGCGCTTTACACAAGCTCCGCCACTCTTGGCGCGGCGACAACTGCATACAGCGCAACCAATGAGATCAGCGGCACAGGTTACAGTGCAGGCGGTCAGGCTTTGGACAACCCCACGGTGACGCTCAGCGGCACCACGGCTTTCATCGACTTCGACGATGAGACTTGGACCAACGCCACGATCACCGCGCGCGGCGCACTGATCTACAACGACACTGTCGCGGGCGATCCTGCCGTTGCCGTGTTCGACTTCGGCTCGGACAAGACCTCGACCGCAGGCGACTTCGTTGTGCAGTTCCCGACGGCGGACGCCTCGAACGCGATCATTCGTATCGCATAAGGGGCCCCGATGGTCGTTCTCGCGAACCGAGTCAAAGTTGCGACATCAACCACCGGCACCGGGACGATTACTCTCGGTGCCGCTGAAGATGGCTATCAGTCCTTTGCTGACGGCGGGATAACTGACGGTCAGACGGTCAGCTACGTTATCGAAGACGGTAACAACTGGGAGATCGGCACTGGCACATATACCGCCAGCGGCACGACCTTATCCAGAACGGTAAGCGAGAGCAGCAACGCGGGTTCCGCGATCAGCCTGTCTGGCTCCGCTGTTGTGTTCATCACTGCGCGAGCAGAAGACATTCAGCAGCCACCTTCTGAGGGTGCGTTTGTTGATGGCGACAAGACCAAGCTTGATGGTATCGAAGCTGGCGCAGATGTAACTGACACCGCGAATGTTACTGCCGCTGGTGCCGCTATGCTTTCGGGTGCGACCTTTACTGGTCAAGTGGTTACAAACGCAGATGGCGTTGACATAGACCCCGGTGGTAACGCCGACGCAGATTTG